ATTAAAAAGCATTCAATGAATGTTGAGATTTATTTAAAGAACGCCGCAGGAATTGGTGAACACCCTGATGTATTAGAAGCAATAGAAAAAGAGTTAGAGATAATTGCGAAATATGATGACCAAATAAGCGTACTAAATAAATACTTTGAACAAGACCCCTTAAAACCAATTAAGTAATGCCCATTTACACATTTAAAAACAAGAAAACTGGTAAAGAGTTTGATGAAATGATGTCGATTGCTGATATGGAAGAGTATTTGGATAAGAACAAACACATCACCCAAGTTATTAAAGGAATAAATATAGTTAGTGGAGTACAAGGCGTAAGTTATAAAACGGATGGTGGTTGGAAAGAAAATATGCAAAGAATAGCAGAGGCGCATCCAAATAGTGCATTGGCTAAACAATACGGAAAGAAGTCTATCAAACAATCACAAACAGAAAACGTATTAGCAAAACATAAAAAAAGATTAAGAGGTAAAAAATAATGGCTGACGATTTACCAGATTATATGCGTGGGTTTGATCTCAATGAAGATTGGGGTATCACGCCTGTATCAAACATACCAAAAGAAGAAACACAACCAACAATTGACCCTAGTGTCATAGAAAATTCAAATATAGAACTATCAAAAGTAAAATCAGATGTATCAGATATTAAATCTATGATGAATGAGATTATGCAGATTGTCTCCGAAAAAGAAACTATAACAAAGGAGATTTCTGATGAACAAGTAATTCAAAGATTTAAGGATATTGAAAAGATTGTACTACCGTTTTTGTACAATCTTTCCAAATCCGATGAGCCATATATTCATTGGCCAAATAGAGGTCCAATCATAAAGGCTCAAATAGAAAAGTTACTAAAACTAACGAGAGGATAATTATGAACTTGAACTTTAAACAATATCATAAAGAACTAAAAAAACAAGTAAATGAAACTGAAGACAAAAGACGTAATGATAGAACATCAACTACTTGGTATCAACTCAGAGAGTTAAAGAAACTAAAACTAAAGGCAAAGGAAAAGCTAAATGAAACTAAGCAATAATTTTTCACTAAAAGAAATGATAGCCAGTCAAACGGCGGTTCGTATGGGTATTAACAACAATCCAAGTGAAGACCATATGAATAATTTAAAAGCTTTATGTGAAAACGTTTTACAAAAAGTAAGAGATCATTATGGTAAAGTAGTAACTATATCGAGTGGTTACCGTAGTCCAGAACTATGTTTAAAAATAGGTTCTAGTGTTAATTCACAGCATGCGAAGGGTGAAGCAGCTGACTTTGAAATATTTGGAGTTAGTAATGCTGAATTATGTAAGTGGATTGCTGATAACTGTGAGTTTGACCAAATGATTTTGGAATTTCATAATTTAGATGAACCCAATAGCGGTTGGGTACACTGCTCATACAAAGCAGATGGTGATAATAGAAAACAAATTCTGAGGGCATATAGGGATACTTCTGGTAAAACCAAGTACGAACCTTATAATCCACAGTGAAAAGAAGATAGGGCGGAATTATTAAAGTCGCCTGATAAAATAACAGATCATATGCTAGATTATCGTTCAATTTAGACTTGACAGTTTGATAAAAATATGATATATTATAATGATACAATAAATGAAAGTGAAATATTATGGCTAAAAAAGAATTTAATTTTATAGAACTAGACAAGTCTAAATTACCAGTCACAAAAGGTAAAAAGGTTGATGGTTTTCGTTTTTATGATATAGACGGAAAAGGTTATCCATCAGTTACAACAGTATTAGGTATTCGTAAAAAAGAAGAACTCCAAAAATGGCGAGATAGTATTGGTGAGAAAGTTGCCAATTGGGAAATGGGTAGAGCTGCTCGTAGAGGTAAAGCAACTCACACATTAGTAGAACAATATTTAAAAGGTCAGACACCTAGTGAACGTGGCGTATTGCCATTAGGGTTATTTAAACTATTAAGACCTTATGTAGATCAGATTGACAATATTCATTGTTTAGAAACAATCTTATACAGTAAAAAATTAACAATCGCTGGTCAAGTAGATTGTATTGCTGAATATAATGGTAAACTATCTGTTATTGATTTTAAAACAGCAAACAAAGAACGACAAGAAGATTGGATTGAGAATTACTTTTTACAAACAACTGCTTACTCTATAATGTATGAAGAACTATTTGGTAAGCCTGTTGAACAAATTGTAATATTACTTGCTGCCGAAGATGGAACTGTTGCTTCATATGTTAGAGAACGTAAAGATTATATGGCAAAACTTGAAGAATCAATTCAAGCGTTTTATAAATATTATGAAGAAATAAACAAAGATAAAATCAAGCAAGAAGATTAAAAAGGTGGCCCACGTTTTATCGGATAAGAGAGAGGGCTATGAAAAAAATAATAATAGGATTATTCCTATCAATCTTTAGTTTTAATGTTTATGCTGATCACGCAGATGACTATGGCGATTATTACTTTCAACAAATACCAGCTTTGTGTTCAACATCAGAAAAGATAGAAAACTATCTTAAACATTATAACTTTAAACCAGTAAGTATATCATTAGGTAGAGAAGGTATGGTAGAAGGCGGACAACCCGTTTTTATGATAACATACTATATAACTGCTGATGGTACACAATCTGCTGTAACGATAGACGTGCCAAGTGGTATTGAAAGATGTATAATGTATCATACATTTGATTTAACAACACCACAATAACATTGACAAATTAAGTCAAATATGTTATATTATAAATGTTATAACAATGGTGGTGAACGCTAGCGTAAGTAACCACCATACCACCGAAAGGGGTGTGAAAATGAATAGTAAAGAATTTAGTTTAAAAATTGAGAGTATAGTAAAAGAAAAAAGAATATCCTATATGGATGCTGTTGTTTTATATTGTGAAGAAAATGATATAGACACATCAACAGTATCACCATTAATTTCAAAATCATTAAAAGAAAAAATACAGGTAGAAGCATCTAATTTAAGAATGCTAAAAATACCAAGATGTGGAGTATTGCCTATCTAATTTATGTATGGTGGATTTGACGTTTATAAGGTATACTTGGGTGTTAAGTTACACTTTACAACAAAAACATATGACTATATAAAGTACGGTGGAAAAGTAAATGCAACACTTGATAGTTTTACAAAAAGAAAAGATAGATACTTTTTTCACAAGTTGAGTACAAAATATGGACAAGATAATATACTTGATTTCTTTGTTGCTAACTTTCTTGCAGATAGCAAGAGATGGGTTGGTAATCTTTTGGAAAATGATGGTAGAGATGTTTATTTGGATTATCGAAAACGTAAAGAAGCATTTACCTATCACTTTAGAAACGATTGCGTATTGGTGCGTGATGATTTTACTGCTCGTGGGATTTCTTTTGATGATGGTTTACGCAGTGGTGACGGTCAGCATCCTAGACTTTTACGATTACTTATCCAAAAAAAATTGGCGATACAAACCGCAGTCGTGTTTGACCACTTCTTATCGTTTGTTAAAAATTGGAATGTGGAAATTAAAGAAAAGTTTGTATGGCCTGAAATCGCATCTAAGGTTACCAGAGTAAAACCATTTATAAATTTTAATGCGACTGAATGTAAATTAATTATGAAAGAGGTTTTTGTAAATGAGTGATAATATAATACCAGAGTCAAATAAGATAGGTGATAAAGTTATTGATAGAATATATGGCGATATTCACGGTACATTAAAGTTAATATTAAAAGATGGTTCAAAGTATGAAGGCAAAATTGACAAGCGATCAATTAAATTAGATGATGGAACACTTGGACACGTATATAATGTAAAAAACAAATGGTTTGATAGAATGGGTTTACCAATAGACAAACCAGATAACTTGGTTACAAGAGATGGCAACTAGAGTATTTTGTATAGGAAATGGTGAGAGTAGACAGTCTTTAGATTTAAATACTTTTAAACCACACGGTAAAATTTACGGTTGTAATGCTTTGTATAGAGATTTTACACCTGATGTATTAACAGCAGTTGACCACGGAATAATGCACGAGATATATCAAAGTGGTTATTGTGATAATAATGAAACTTGGTTAAGAAATTGGACACGAGTTCCAGCACCAACTTATCATATGTTAGTTTATGGTAATATGAACAATGAAGAAAAAGAATTAATAGACAAATATCAATCAAATAAATTAGAAAACGAAAGAGGCGATAGGCAAGAGTTTGTATTTCACGGTTCTAATTTAGCAGGTAAAGTAAAGATATTAAAATCAAATAAAGAAAAGAAAGAAGTTGTTGAAAAGAATGTTAACCATACAAGCACATATGTAAGTTGGGTTAATTCAGACGATAAGGCAAAGTCTTTAGATGATTTAGTTGAAGGACAAAGAGATAGAGGTTGGGCTTGTGGCGCAAGTAGTGGACGTGTTGCGTTAGTTAATGAAAAAGATTTAGAAGAAGTATATTTAATTGGACACGATTTAGTAAGTGACACACACAAAATTAATAATATGTACAAAGGTACAAAATACTATGGTATACCAGAGGCATCTCCAATACCATCTGTCAATTGGATTAATCAATGGAAAACATTGATGTTAGAGTATCCAAAAGTAAAATTTTATAAAGTCAATCCTGATGGAAATAGTGGTACATCACCTGTCAGTTCGTCTATAAATGAATGGAATAGTATTAAAAATTTAGAATATATTACGTTTCAAAAGACACTTGACAAATTTAGTAAAGTATGATATATTAGATACAATGTTTGATAGATTTATATACAGTTTATTAGATACTATTGTGGACTGGTGTACACGATATAAAGAATACAGAATTAAGAAGTCTTTGCCGAAAGGTATGTCAGCAAAAAAGTGGGCTGAACTACAAAAGAAGTCTTATAAATAAAAATGATACCGATTATACAGGTAACACAAACACAACGAATACGAAAATACAAAGGAGATAAAATATGGATTTCGAAGCGTTAAAACAATCGTCAAGTAACTTTGACAAACTTACAAAAGCCATCGAGGCTAATCTCGGTTCAGAGAACAAAGAACAAAACAAATCAAAATACCAAGACGACAGATTTTGGAAACCAGAGTTAGATAAAACTGGTAATGGTTATGCTGTCATCAGATTTTTACCAGCAGTAGAAGGCGAAGACTTACCTTGGCAAAGAGTATGGTCACACGCATTCCAAGATGTTGGTGGATGGTATATTGAAAACTCTTTAACTACTTTAGGTCAAAAGGATCCTGTGTCAGAAGAAAATACAAGACTATGGAATACTGGACTTGATAGTGATAAAGAGATTGCTAGAAAGAGAAAAAGAAAATTATCTTATTACTCAAATGTTCTAGTCGTATCAGATCCAAAGCATCCAGAGAACGAGGGTAAAGTATTCTTATTTAAATTCGGTAAAAAGATATTTGATAAGATTACAGAAGCAATGCAACCTGCGTTTGAAGATGAGAAACCAATCAATCCTTTTGACTTTTGGAAAGGCTGTAACTTTAAATTAAAGATCAGAAAAGTTGATGGTTATTGGAATTATGACAAATCCGAGTTTGAGGGTGTTTCACCAGTTGCTGATGATGATGAAAAAATCAAGGCGATTTGGAAACAACAACACGCTCTAAAACCATTCCTAGACCCTAGTAATTTTAAAACCTATGATGAACTCAAAGAGAAACTGAATAGGACAATTACGGGTGTAAGAAGCACAACTACCGCAGATAAAGTAGACCTCCCACCTCAATCTAATGGTAGTGTGAAAAGTAGTGAAGCATCTCTTGCTTCAGCTGGTGATGATGATGACGATACGTTATCATACTTTAGTAAATTGGCTGAGGAAGAGTAATCTCTCTCTCACTTCATAACTTTAAGGGTGTCGTAGAAATACGGCACTCTTTTTTTGTATAAATATTAGCGTAATGGCTATTTCAATATTAGACCCACTAAAAGACGCACAAGGCGGTATTCAAAAGAGTGCCAATTGGTATAGAAAAACTGTTGCTGATTTGGGCGATAGAATTACTGCTAGAAAGCTAATGTCATCAGGTAAATTAAATGGTATTCCTAGTAGAGGAAGATTAAATATGTTCTTTTATGACCCTAAATATAAGAA